AACTGGCTGAGCGGGGTTTCGAGGAAGAGGATTCCGACAGGTTAGTTATTGAAATACCCATTGACGGGTTTACCGATAAAACTCTAGATAATCTTAACAAACTGATCGCCAGCAAAGCCAGCCTTATAAAAAAGGCTATAGGGGCAAAAGAACTCTCCATCATCAGAACTGATACCACCCTCAAGTTCCCTTGGTTCCGGTTAGCTAGTAGGGATGAAACAGAAGCATTCACTCTTTTCGTGGAGGCACTCTGTAAGACAGCCAAGCAACGGAAGCGCATCACTGCCAAAGAAAGACCGGTGGAAAATGAGAAGTTTAGCTTCAGGGTATTTCTTATCCAGCTTGGCTTTGTGGGAGATGAGTATAAAGCTGCTCGTAAGATTCTATTAAAGAACCTGCCGGGAAACAGTGCTTTTAGAGATGGAGCACCCAAAGAGGTCGAGACTAATGGATAGATTACCGTCGAAAACGACTGTAGAACGTCTGCGAGCCAGATTCCCCAAAGGAACTAGAGTGGAGCTTATCAAAATGGATGATCCCTACACTAGATTGAGACCGGGGGATCTAGGAACGGTGGACTTTGTGGACGATACGGGAACAATATTCTGTACTTGGGACTCAGGGTCAAGCCTTGGGGTGGTCTACGGTGAAGATAGAGTACGAAAGTTGTAGGAGGGCCAGCGGTGCGGGACAAAATTAAAAAATTAAAAGTTGGCTCCACTGTTCAGTTTGTTTCGGAAGATAGGGTCTTGACTGGTCAGGTAGTTGCCATCGTTGAGGACTTGTACGGCATCAAGGTGAAAGGTATAGACGGTCATTTTTGGCGAGATAGAGACGCCCTGGCTTCGCTAGAGAAAGAATCACATTAATCACAGTAACTACTTGCTATTTGGCCCGATCTGAGTGATATATGTATATGACAAAAACACCAGAGAGGGGCAAGAATAATGACTTTGAATAAAGGAAGCAGAATAAGAGCTGCTTTTAACGGGAGGATTTATGAGGTAGCGGGTTTTTGGAGAGACGATTACGTTTTTGCGCCCACAGGCGAAGAAGAACAATGTCTTATCTACACACTTGCAGAGGTTGAGGAGCTACTAGTGGAGGGAGAGTTTGAGGTGATCTGATGGATAAAAACACTGTCAAAGAGCAGATTTTAGCCATAAGAGATAGCGGGGTTACAAACATGTTCGACATTGCAAGGGTTGTTTTGGAGGCGGAAAACCGAGGGTTTTGGGAGTTGGTCCGATACCTTGAGCAGTGCAAAAAGGAATATTGGGACTTCATATTAACCGGCGAGATGAAATAGCCTCAAAAACAAAACAGAAGAGCTTCTACGGAGGCTCTTTTCTTATACGCATTTTCAGGAGGTGGCACTTTGCGAAAACTGAAGAACTACAAGCCAACCAGATTCATGGCAGAGGATTCAGTCTATAACAAGGTTGCTGCTGACTATGCTGTGGCCTTTATTGAAGCCCTTTCTCACACAAAGGGCGTGTGGGCCGGAAAACCGTTTGAGCTTATAGATTGGCAGGAACAGATTGTTCGAGATCTATTTGGTATCCTAAAGCCAAATGGCTATCGCCAGTTTAATACCGCCTATGTTGAAATTCCTAAAAAGATGGGTAAGAGCGAATTAGCTGCTGCGATTGCTTTGCTACTAACCTGCGGAGACGGCGAGGAACGGGCAGAAGTATATGGTTGCGCTGCAGATCGCCAGCAAGCCAGCATTGTCTTTGAAGTAGCAGCCGACATGGTCAGAATGTGCCCTGCACTTGCTAAACGGGTAAAGCTACTCGCTTCCAGTAAGCGTTTAATCTACTTGCCTACCAACAGTTTTTATCAAGTACTATCAGCCGAAGCCTACTCAAAACATGGCTTTAACGTTCATGGCGTGGTTTTCGATGAACTTCATACCCAGCCCAATCGTAAGTTGTTTGATGTTATGACCAAAGGTTCTGGTGATGCTAGAGCTCAACCATTGTTCTTTCTGATTACTACAGCCGGCACAGACACTCAGAGCATTTGCTATGAGACGCACCAGAAAGCTGTAGACATCATGGAAGGCCGCAAGCACGACCCTACATTCTATCCCGTTATTTATGGGGCCAAAGAAGATGAAGATTGGACTGATCCTGAAGTTTGGAAAAAGGCTAATCCAAGCCTCGGTATAACCGTCAGCATCGATAAGGTGAGAGCAGCATGTGAAAGTGCTAAACAAAACCCGGCTGAGGAGAACAGCTTTCGGCAACTTAGACTTAACCAATGGGTGAAGCAATCTGTACGTTGGATGCCTATGGCAAAATGGGATGCCTGTGCTTTTTTGGTTGATCCTAAACGTCTAGAGGGGAGAATCTGTTATGGAGGACTCGATCTTTCCTCGACTACGGATCTTACCGCATTTGTTCTGGTGTTCCCCCCAGAAGATGAGGATGATAAGTATAGCGTATTGCCATATTTTTGGATGCCCGAGGCCAACATTGATCTGCGTGTCAGGAGAGATCACGTCCAGTATGATCTCTGGAAGAAGCAAGGATATCTGTTCACTACTGAGGGCAATGTGGTGCATTATGGCTTCATCGAAAAGTTTATAGAAGATTTGGGGACTAGGTTTAACATACAAGAAATCGCCTTTGACCGGTGGGGTGCTGTGCAAATGGTGCAAAATCTTGAGGGCATGGGCTTTACAGTAGTCCCTTTCGGGCAGGGCTACAAAGATATGTCCCCCCCAACCAAGGAACTTATGAAGCTAACTTTGGAGGAGAAGATTGCCCATGGAGGGCATCCAGTTCTCCGCTGGATGATGGACAATATCTTCGTCAGAACTGATCCAGCTGGCAATATTAAGCCAGATAAAGAAAAGAGCACCGAGCGAATTGACGGTGCTGTGGCGACGATTATGGCCCTTGATCGGGCTTTGCGAAATGCAGGGCAGGTGGGCAGTTCTATTTATGATGAGAGGGGGATAATTGTTCTGTAGATTGCGCGAAGGAAGTTTCGCTTGTGGATAGAAGGGTGACACAAGGAACGTGCATGCCAGATGGGAGGAAAATCATGAAAGTTATCTATAAGATTACTTATCCAAATGGAAAGATTTATGTCGGGAAGGATCTAACCGATAGCATAAATTACTTCGGAAGTGCAAGTAGCGAACTGATCGCAAAGGATTTTACCAGGGAAGAGAGGCGAGACTTCACTGTTAGAAAGGAAATCCTGTGGGAGTCTGAAATCGCTAGTGATGCGGAAGTCAGTCAGATGGAGATTGAGTTTATCAAATTCTACCGTTCAAATGACCCGGAGATTGGCTATAATAGGTGGCCGAAGCACTCCTAGTTTGAATATTTGCCAGTCAGTACCGCGCGCCAAATAAATTGGCGCTATTTTTGTGCTATCGAACGGTAGGAGGTGAGTATGTGAAGATACCATTCATTGGCAGATTTATTAAATCGCCAAAAGACGCCAAAAACAGTCTGTTTTCCAACGCCTATGCTTTTTTCTTCGGCAGCACCACAAGCGGAAAGGTTGTAAATGAGCGCACCGCCATGCAGACGACTGCAGTATATGCTTGTGTGAGAATTTTATCGGAAACTCTTGCAAGTCTGCCACTGCACACGTATCGCCACACCGAAAGGGGAAAGGAAAAGGCTATCGATCACAACTTATACTACTTGCTCCATGATGAGCCCAATCCAGAGATGACTTCATTCGTGTTTCGAGAGACACTGATGGGTCATCTTTTACTTTGGGGAAACGCCTATGCTCAGATAATCAGGGATGGTAGTGGCAAGGTAGTGGCTTTATATCCTCTGCTCCCCGACAAAATGAAGGTCGACAGAACCTCAGCGGGAGAGCTTTACTACGAGTATCAGACAGACACAGGTCCAGTAATTCTACGTAACTATGAAGTTTTCCACATTCCAGGCTTAGGGTTTGATGGTTTGGTGGGCTATTCGCCAATCGCCATGGCTAAGAACGCTATTGGAATGGCTATTGCCACTGAGGAGTATGGGGCGAAGTTTTTTGCCAATGGCGCTAATCCAGGCGGTGTACTGGAGCACCCGGGGGTTCTCAAGGATCCTAAACGTGTGCGTGATAGTTGGAATGCGGTCTATCAGGGAAGTGGAAACGCTCACCGCATTGCTGTCCTAGAGGAAGGAATGAAGTTTCACAGTATTGGTATTCCCCCTGAGCAAGCCCAATTTATCGCCACACGGAAGTTTCAGCTTAATGAAATTGCACGAATCTTTAGGATCCCGCCGCACATGATAGGTGATTTGGACAAGTCTAGTTTCTCAAATATTGAGCAGCAGAGTCGGGAGTTCGTTAAATATACTCTTGACCCTTGGGTATCCCGTTGGGAACAGGCTATTCATAAATCGCTACTAAAACCAGACGAGAAAAGGCAGTATTTCGTCAAGTTCAACGTGGATGGTTTGCTACGTGGAGATTATGAAAGCCGCATGAACGGCTACGCCATTGGTAGGCAAAATGGCTGGTTATCTGCGAACGACATTCGGGAACTTGAAGATATGAACCGTATTCCAGAGGACCAGGGAGGTGATTTGTATCTGATAAACGGCAACATGACAAAGTTAGAGGATGCTGGCATATTCGGTCAGAGCGATTCGGAGGTGTAAGTCTTTGAACAAGAAGTTCTGGAATTGGGTAGAGGATAAGGACGGGCGCACTCTTTACCTTGACGGTGTTATTGCTGAAGAGACATGGTTTGGCGATGAAGTTACGCCCAAACAATTCAAAGAAGAACTGTTGAGTGGGACCGGTGATATTGCCGTCTGGATTAACTCTCCAGGCGGTGACGTTTTTGCAGCAAGTCAAATCTATAATATGCTGATGGACTATAAGGGCAAGGTGACAGTCAAGATTGACGGGATTGCGGCCAGTGCAGCATCAGTAATCGCCATGGCAGGTAGCGAAGTCCTTATGTCACCTGTCTCTATGATGATGATTCATAATCCGATGACGGTTGCTTTTGGAGATGTCGAGGAAATGGGGAAAGCCATCGCCATGCTCGATGAGGTGAAAGAGAGTATTATCAATGCTTACGAATTAAAGACAGGTTTGTCAAGAGCGAAGCTAGCCCGACTCATGAACGAAGAGAGCTGGTTCAATGCAAAAAAAGCGATAGAACTGGGCTTTGCTGACCACATACTCTTTGCAGGGGAAGAGGAGGGACGACCCAAAACGGAAGCGGTACTATTTCGCAAGATGGTTGCGGTAAACTCGCTTTTAGGGAAACTGCCACGGGATGAAAAACCGCAGGGAACTGATGTTAGCATTTTTGAGAAGAGGCTTAATCTCTTAAAACACCAAGGAGGAATGTGAAATGGAACAGATACTAAAACTTAGGGAAAAACGTGCCAAAGCCTGGGAAGATGCCAAGGCTTTTTTAGATTCTAGAAGAGGACAGGATGGTTTGATCTCCCCGGAGGATGAGGCGGTTTACGACAAGATGGAAGCGGAAGTAATCAATCTCGGAAA